AAGATTTCACGAGTGGTTACATCAAACATTTTTCGTCGCTTTCATATTGAGGGATATAGGTCTGTATTTGTATTCGAGTGTGCTGCAATCCCTGCGAAACAACCCGAAGTCTTTAACACGCTTAATTTCACCAAAACCAGCATAGGCGAGGTAACTGGCAAGCAACTCCTCGTCGAATCCTGCGTAGTGGTAGTCAAACTCGTTCATGTGTCCGCCGAGCATCATACGCATGACCATTATTCTGTCAGTGCCGTTACCGTTCAGGTACAGGTCACACAACACCTCAAGGTCAGGTACGGCAACCATCAGGGTTCCACCGGGCTTCAGAATCCTCGCCCATTCTTGGAGAGCAGCATGAACACTAGGAAGCCTGCTGCCATAATTAAGATGTTCGAGAATGTGACTAGCATAAATAAGGTCGGCAGACTCATCTCCTAATGGGATCTCCGTTGCTGGAGCCTTTATGGTTGGCTTTACATTTTCGTCTAGGTTTACTGTTATCCAGTCATCGCTTCGAGGTGCATCATTCCCGATCTCGATCTTCACGCCCCAGTTCTTCGTCATATTCCACCGCTGCCTTTGCCTGTAATTGATACTCGATAAATTCTTCCGTTGTGATTATACCATGATCTATTAGGACCAGTAGTATCGCTATTGTATTGATGAGGTGGCCTTTGCTGGTCATTGACATGTCGAGTGCCAACACATCCTCGTCGTCCAGCTCGTCATCACCACTCTCTGGCAAAATCTCGTACTCGTTCTCCGAGTTGTTCCATTTCTGCCACCTGTCCGGCCCGTTCCAAGATACCATTCTTGTGTTCCTCAGTTAGTGATTTTACCTTGTCAGCGGGGATGCCGTTATTCAACAGCGTGATGGCCCATTTAGTGTAGAATCCATCTAGTTGGTCGAGGAAATCCTTGCGGTCGCTCATCTCGATGATTCGCTGCGACTCAAGGCTTATCAGGTACTGGAGACGGTCTTCAACAATAGATTCGTCATCTTCTTCCTCGACTACTTCTTCTACGTCGTCCTCCTCGAAGTCTTCATCTGTCGATGTGAATGGATTGAGGAACTCGTCGCCACCCTCTACAGGATTCAACCCCCAAGCGAGTCTAGCTTCGTTTCTATTGATGATGGTGGATGAGATCAGGCCGCTCAAAACCTCTTGCTTTGTCTGGGCGTCAGTACGCAGCCATGTTGCTCGGTCGAACTTAAAGTGGACGGTATCGACCCGTTTCTCAGGCTCGGTTCGCAACTTCATGTCGCACTGGAACTCCCAGCGTGTCAGCCAGCGATCTAGGCAACTTGCTAGGTATGCCAGTTGTTTCTGCTCTAGCGAGTTGTAGCTTGTGGCTGTGTCGTCGAACGGGAGGCTTTGCATACCAAAGATCATGCCGATGTCTTGCCGACTGAACGATCGCTGCTCCAAGAACTGCGAGTCAGCCGGTGACATATTCATTACGTTGGCTTTAATGCCTTCACGGAGCAGCCCGACAGTCTCACCGTCCTGACCACGAGCGTGCCGCTTTCTGAACCCATCCAAGAACGCCTTAGCATCGTCTTCATTGCGGAACATGCCTGCCGGGGCTTCCAACATTACCTCACCGGCGAAGCCCTTCTTCATTCCGTTGTTGGCGTACTTCTGAGCTTGCAGGTCAATGCCAAGCGTGTCCTTTAGAACCTGTGCCACACTCAGCCCGGCATACCCGTTGTAACCGAAGCCCTTCACATGCAGAACCTCACTATCGTGCATCACCACAACGTCACGGTGCTGGAGAAGTTCCGTTAGGGGCATTTCCTCAACAACCTGACGGAATAGCAGCGGATCATCTTCTTCTGGCATTGTTACATGATAAACCTCGCCTTGCACCATGATCGTTTCCGAACGATCCGGCATCAATGGAATCAACTCAACAGGTCTCGTTCCATTACGAACAATCGCAGCCCGACCGTTACCCCATCCCAAAGCATGAGCCGTAATCATCTCCTTGAAGCAGTCAGCGGTCTGCCAGTCATTGGATTGCTGCGTGAGCAGGTTATAGGCAGAGTGACGCTTGTACAGTTCGTGACCACCATCCGTGTCTTCTCGCTTTACCTCCAGAGGCATCTTGGCGACATCACCAGAGATGGTTCCAATGCAATACCAAACCGTAGGGCTGGCAAGAATAGAAGTTTCGGTTACTCGGACGTTGTTATTGCCGCCAAAGAAGTCTAACAACCACTTTGCGGGGGATCGTAATGATGTAGCCATATTATGTTATGAACAGTGGTCCTCGTGGTGATTCGGGGGCTAACGACGCCAGCTTGAGAGCCATAATCGCAGCAACAGCACAGTCAATCTTTTCGCTTGAATTCTTCTTGTCGGGCATGATTCGAGATGCGTTATCAATACTCAAAACCATGTTCCCGCAGCACCAACGAAGGATAGGGTCTCCGTTATGCCTTATCTTTTGTTTCTCTATTAGGTCCAGTAGAAGTGTTGTGGGTTCGTGTAACTTGAACCTGTTCTGCTGAATCACAATACACTGAAAGCCTTCTTGATCGAGTTGCTCCGCAAGTTGCTGCGTTGACCAAGGGTCGAAGCCAACCTGTTTGCCACGGATCTTTGGGAACTCATTCAGCACTTCCTCATATATCGCCGTGTGGACATAAGGGACGATGTTTAGCATCCCGTTGTCGGTCCACTGGAGCCAAGGCATCTCTTTCAGGTCACGAGACGTATCAGCATCCATGTATGCCTTTGTGGTGATCTCGTAGCGGTACTGACGCTCACCGTCCTCGTTCTCGCCATCGGGATATCTGGCACAGTAAGCGAGGGCTGCTAAGTCGTTTCGTCCGCCCATGTCGATGCCGCATGTGACGACATCTGCTTCAAGCCAGTCAGAAAGTTCTCCTTCGCATGAATCGAATTTGGCAAGGTCGATCGCTGCCTCGTTCGGAGAGACCTGCACATTGGCGAAGTACCTTTTGAACCTGTTCTCTGCGACCTTGGATACTTCTGCTTCCCTGACCTGCTCTCGCACATAATCTGCCGATACGGAGATACCGAGGTTTGGCATGGATTTAGGCCAGTTAGCCTCATCAAATGGATCATCTTCCTTGTCCAAGGTTGCAATATAAGCAAAGTAACTATCCTCTTTATAAGTTCCCTCGACTAATGATTTGGCAATAGTCTCCTCCTCGATCCAAAGCAGGCTGTTAGTGTCGCCCGCTGTCGTGATCGTAAACCGTAGCGGCTGGGATCTCGAAGCACTACCCGTCGTCAACGTGTCGTAGAAGGCTCTGTGTTGCTCTTTCCACGCATGCAATTCGTCAAAGATGATTCCGCTAGGGTTAAGGCCATCGAACGCTCTATCGCTGCCCAGCGGCCTTATAAAGCTGTTTGTTGAGTCGAAGTTGATCTGCAACACTCGCCTGTCTGCTAGGTGTCTCAGGTTCTCGCTGGCCCCAATCATCCGTGAGGCTTCGTTAAAGATCAGTTTTGCCTGATCGACCTTCGTGGCCCCGATGAACACCTGTGCCGCTTGCTCGTTGTCGAACTGAGCCAGCAGGATACAAATCCCAGCAGCCAGCGTTGAGTTATGAGTCAAGATGTGGCCTTCGCCGCAGAGGTAAGTTCCACCCTCGACCTGCACACACTTCACAGGAACCGACTCAACCTTCCTTACATTAACAACCTTCCTTGTACCGTCTTTCTTCCTTCGCCTGACACGCACTTGCTTGCGTGGAATTGTGAACAACTCGTAACTGCCAGTCATCCAGTTAGGTGGGTAAAAATGGATACGTCCCTTCTCACCAACATCACGCCCGTTTAGCATCATTCGGCTATATCGAACACTACAGGCTACACCAAGCGAGTTTAGCAGCCTAGCAACGTCTTCAACTAACTGCCCTGACTTTTGTGTGAACTCGCACTGCCCTTTTTGGCAAACAGTGCCATCTGTATCCATCAAACCAGACAACAATGCCATACGCTGCTCAATGGATGCATGGAAGTATGCTTCAGGTATGTGCTTATTATTTAATACCCCAGCCTCTCGCAACACCACTCTCGCAGGGGTCGTTTCTGAAAACTGTACCGAGTGGGCCTTGTTCCACTCAGCCTTTCCGCCGCCGCTTGAGACCTCTTTGTGCGTCACACCCTCCGAAACCATCCGGTCAAGGATAAACTTCATGTCATCTTCGTGGCCATAAATCCTGCCACCACTAGAGTTGCCATCACCCAGCCAAACCCCAAGTGAGTAGGGTTGGATCAGCAGTTCTGTCTTCTCGCCAACTGTGACCACTGACTCTATTCGGTGGTTGTTCTCAGGTCTTGCCACCCCGCACTTAACAGTCTCGGATATTTCCTTGGCCGTCTTTGTGGATGGCGACCTACCCTTCTTGATTTCCGATTTCGTTCTGGTCACCCACTCATGCTGCTCATCGCAAACGACCTTCTCACCAGTCGTGAACTCCAACTCTAGGCATGACCGGCCTTCCATGACCTCAGTAACCGCTTCAACCATAACTGGCTTGCCACTACCGCCAATTAAGTAATCACCAACTTTAACTTCGCCCATCGTGGTGAGTCCAGTAGGTGTCGGAAGTTTGGTATCAAGGCTCAATGCCTTGCCGTTCTTTCGAGCCAGAGTGACGTAGGCTCGGCGAAAGCGGCGTAACCTATTAGCATCCTTCCAGCCCCAGATACTACCCACGATAAATGCCTGCCAAGGTGCAAGCTCGAATGGAGTACCCGCATAGGTTCCGATGGTATGACGAAACAGTGCCGGAAACGCAGCAATAGCCTGCCCTGCCGCATGTTCGTCAAAGGTGTATGGGAACTCCTCCGTCCCCTGTCTTGCTACGTCTTTGAGGTGTCGCTCAACTGCAAGCCGAACATATCTCCCAACCGTAATCTCGCCATCAATAACCCCAGAGACGTACTCGTTGAATACGTCGATCAATTCAAACCGCCTCGCTCAATCCATTTATCGAAACTGCTTTCAGGCTTGGTATCTCTCACCGTGGCAATCCTAGACCTGCTCGAAGGTGTTAGCCCGAACTCGGTCAGCAACTTAGCCTGACGATCCGTGATCCGGCTTAACTCTGCTTGGTATGGAGACCGCTTCAAAACGACCTCGCCACGATGGTTTAACATCTCGCCTACTATACCAACTTCTTGGACTTTTTTCAAGAGGGCAATGTACTGTGACCAGTTCATGCAGAACAATTCCAACAGGTCTCTGTCGGCCTTTGATAGCACGTTCATGTCGTCTAGCATCTGGCAGGTCTCGTCCCACTTCTGGGAAGCCAACGGATCACTCAGCACCAACTCAGTCTTCTCAGGCCAGCCCTTGGGTGGTTTTGGTTCTAGTTTGTTTTCTCGTTTTGGTTTTGCGACGAAACTGCCCTTCTGCCGCTTAACCTCGGTTGCTAATGGTTTTCTACCCATTGGTTTCTCCTTCGATGATCTTGTGGCATTCTCTGCACACACTCATCAAATTGTCCCAGACAAGCCGTAGCTCAGGATGGGTTCTAATTGGTTTAATGTGGTGAACGTCCTCTGCGACGGTAACACGACCTTTCATGTTGCATCTCTGGCAGAGCGGGTTGTGCTTACGGAAACGCTCCGACAGCTTTCTCCACTGATTGTCATAGCCTCGCTCGGCTGGACTGCCACGGAACCTATCCTCGGTAACACGACGCTTCTTCTCGCAAGCTGCACAATCACCTTTCACAATAGCTCCGCAGGCACAAATCCTAGAGACCTTCATTATCCTTGCCCCGTTGGTATCACCATAACGCTAGGCTTGGCGTGGAATAGTTTCTTGTCGCCACCGCTTTCAACAACGAGGATCTCAAGAACCCACTCACCACCAGTAAGACCTGTGGTTACGGTGTCGGCGTAGATAACCTCGATCTTGCCACAAGCAAAGTCGGCATTTCCGCTATCCGCACATGACTGAGCAGCACCGTTGGTGGTTGCGCTGGTTCGGCTAACGCTCACTAACTGTGCTGTGACTGTCGCACCGGTGCAGGCATATGGAAGCCCGTCAATCTTTAGAGGAACCACCCGATCCCAATCCTGACCGACGTAAAGATAATCTTGGTCTAAACAACTCATTGTACTAGGATTCCTTCGTAATCTTGTGTGACTATTTCAGCAGTAAGGACGGCGTTTGCTGCACCACCAGAACCACCTGCTGCACTAACACGAGCATCGAGGAAGTAGCCGAAAGTGTCTGCCGTTGTGTGATCGGCCTGTGCCTCATCCCAAACAGCATCAGCGACAGCGGCAGCGGTGATCTCGCCAACCGATTGTACCGTTTCGTGGTAGTTCAGGTCTTTCCATTCAGCACCAGCAGCATCGCTAAACAGGACGCTGAAATGGGCTGTGCCGACTTCGCCAGAGGTCAGGTTAACCTCAACGATCCCCTTGGCGGCAGGCGTAACTGTTGGCAATGATGCCAAGTTAGCTACAGTTCCACCGTCAGTTGATATCTTTACGTCGCCTGATGTTAATGTTGGGCTTGCAACAATTGATCCATCAGTCTGACTAAGCAGGCTAACAGTAAAAGTGTAAGCTGATCCTGATATTGGGGATGCCATTTTACTGATCCTCTCTTATGTTAACTGATCCGTTTACATATGTCGCAGTTCCAGTAACTGCTCTGGCGGCGAGGGTTATGGTCTCGCCCGGTTGAACTTGAATGTTGTCTAG